TCTTACCAGGGAGAAACTGGCGAGACGACAGGGGATGCTTGACACAATTGCCATCTTAGAAGCCATGGTACGTGATCAAGAAAGGAAGAAGTAATGTCTATATTTTCAAACGATCCTACCAAACGAGATTTGTTTTCTCGTATTTGGCATAGCTCTAGAGATCGCATGACATATAGTCCTAATTGGGCAGATAGATTTACTAAACACTTAGAATCTACTATGAGTAAAATGGGTGAGGTTTCAAAAACTAAAACAATGGAACTCACTTCAGGTTTTAAAGACTTTGGTTTAAAGGATGTTAAAGAAGAACGCCGAGAAGCTGGCATTTCTCAAGCTTCCGAAGAATCCACTAAAGCTTTAGACGCAATTGCCCAAGCTAAACAAAGTCGAGGACCGATTACAAGTTTATCGAAGCTTGTACAAACTCGTCAACAAAAACTACAGAATTTACAACGTGCTCGTAAATCACTAGAACGTGCTAAGGACATGTACAAAATGACCGGCACTTCTTTTAAGTATGATTTAACAGGGTACAATGTAAAAACCCCTGAAGCTGCCGCATTTGAAGCTCAGTTTGATCAGGCTATTGAACAACGAAAACAGCAGTATGCAGAGATGTATGGCTTTGATTCGTTTGAAGACATGCCAGAAACTTACGCTCTTGTTTCGTCTAGTATAAGTGGACATACACAACCAGCTATTGCAGGTCAGCGCGACATTATGGACATGATTATGTCTGATATTACTGGCGTTGACTATCAAGATTTAGTAAATCTAAATACATATGACGCAAGTTCTGACGGTGATTGGAGTGAATACGCAAACAGAGTTCATACATATACCGCTGATCAAATGGAAGCATTAAAGTCTTTTTATGTTACGTCTAACCTTCAGTCTTATGAAGCAGCAAGAAAAACTGCTGAACAAGAAGATCTGTTTAGACAGAAAGCAGCTAAGACTGCTAGAGAACAGACTATTGCTGGTGGTAAGGCTTTAGAGAAGTCAGCTACTAAAAGCATTGGTCAGTCTTTAGAAGATGTTCAATTACAAATTAGAGAGCTAGACACAGATTTTATGAATAAACTCGGAGCCTTTACCGAAGGACCTCGTAAGAAAAAAGTACGAAGCGTTTCTTTCGATGAAGGCAGACCACAATGATAGGAGATAACTATGGGTGGTGGTCCTACAATTGCAGGCGGTATGAGTGAAGAACAATACCGTAAACTACAAATGGAAGAACGAGCTTTCATGGCGCAACAAGAAGAGCGTCAGATGAAGCTTATGGGTGAAATGGAAGAGAAGCGTCTAGCTAGAGAGCAAGCTGAAATTCAAAAGCAAGAACGTGTTCGTGCTAGAGAAGAAGAAGCTCTCGGTGAACTTGAAGCCGGTATCGGTGAAGAGGTCACTGGTTTGAAGGCTGCAGAGGAAGAAGAGGACAAGGATATTGTCATGGACTTCTACGGTAGTTTAGCTAAGGGTCAAGACAATAAAGGGAGTAGACCGGAATGAATCTAGCAGGTGAACTTGAAAGCACCATTGCAGATCGTTTTTCGGAACTAGATATCAGACGAAGATCTAAACTAGATCGAGCACGTGAATGTGCTATTCTTACTGTACCAAGTTTAATGCCACCCGAGAACTGGTCTGAGGAGTTTGAACTTCCTCAGCCTTATTCTTCTGTTGGATCAAGAGGAGTCACAGCTCTAGCATCTCGTATGCTATCAGCTTTGATTCCTCTTAACGATCTACCGTTCTTTACCTTTGCTCTTAAGAGTGGGGTAGAGCCTGAGGTAGAAGTTGGAACTCTCCTTGATTCTTTAGCAATGCAAGTCTATGATAAGATGAAGAGCAAGAACATCCGTGAGGCGTTCTTTCAAGCACTTCAAAGTCTTATTGTAGTCGGTGATATTGCTGTAAAAATCGAGGAAGACTTTACATTTAGGTGCATTAGGTTTGACCACTACGTTGCTATTCGTGACGTAGTAGGGGATTTAGTTGAGTTCATTCATTTAGAATTTATTCCCGATGAAACTCCACTCCCAGCTGACAGTCAAGAGACTTGGGGCTATGGACTGTGGAACCGCAATGGTTTTAAAACTATTTTCTGTCGTTATGTTTTAGACGAAGAAGGTAAATGGCATGGGCGTAAAGAAGACTTTGATGGTAACGTCATTGATGAAGGCGTCTACGAAGTCTTCCCTTATGCCGTGCTTCGATGGAACTCCGTGGTCAGTGAAAACTATGGGCGTTCTAAATGTGAAGAGATCTTTGGTGATTTAAAGACCCTTGAAGCTTATACAGAAAGTCTTATCAATGGAATGGCAGCCGCCTCTACATTCTTCATGTCTGTGTCTCCAACAGGAGTTACAGAACTTACCGATCTTGCAACAGCTCAAAATGGAGAATGGGTTGCTGCTAGACAAGAAGATGTCTATGTTATTTCGCCTGCTCAAACAATCAATCCGCAGATTCAACAGACACAGAACAGTGTCGAGATGATGCGTCGAGAGATTGGCGAAGCCTTCTTAATGAACCGAGGTTCAATTAGAAACGCAGAGCGTGTAACTGCAACAGAAGTACGCATGATTGGTCAGGAACTAGAACAGGTCTTAGGTGGAGCGTTTAGCTCCATCGCTAGAGATCTTCTGGTTCCTGTTATTAAACGTACTATTTACTTAATGGTAGAGGCTGGGGATATTGATCCTCGCCTATCACAAGACTTCTTTGATAGAGACGGTAGACTAACACTAGATATTGTTACTGGTCTACAAGCACTTAGCAGAGATACAGAACTTCAGAAGCTTATGCAGATGGGCGAGATGATTCGCAACCTTCCGCAACAAGCTGTTCAACATTTCCGATTTGATGAATACGGCAAGGCTCTTATTTCAGCTCTTGGATTTGATCCACGCAATTGGATTAAGTCACAAGGAGATCTTGATGAAGAGCGAGCTAAGATGATGCAAGAGCAAACCCAAGCACAGGTAGCTGGCGCTGCGGGTCAAGGACTTGCTCAAGCTGCTGGTCAAGGTGTTGGCCAAGCGGCACAAGCCATGGCTCCGCAGATCATGGAACAGATCATGACTGGTGGAGGCGCTCCTGTACAAGGAGGGCCGATGGGATGACTTTAAGTAAATCCGCTAAGTATTATAGATCAAACCCTAAAGCGCGTAAAGTCAAAAGCGAATATGATACGAAGTACCATAAGTCTCCATCTCGTCGTAAGTACCGTTCTGAACTTAATCAAGAGAACAGAAAGCGTGGAACCTACGGCAATGGAGACGGTAAAGATGTATCTCATACGCGCAAAGGTACTACTGTATTAGAAACACAATCTAAAAATAGAGCCAGACAAGGATCTGGCGGCAAACGCAAAAGGAAATAATAATGGCAAAGTTTGATTATACTGGAGTTACTGCCGGTATTAGGGATAACGATTGGGAGACTTGGCTTGAAGCTGCTCCCCAAGATGTTGCTGACACTCTCGCTGGCATCGTTGGACTTACTGACGTAGGTACTGATGGCGATTGGGATGTTGTCAACGATTCTAACTATAACGAACTACTGACTCAAACACGTGGTTTTTATAAGAAGGTGAAGTGAAATGAGTGAAGAGAACACTGAACAAGTTACTAACGAGGTATCAGCGACTACTGCTGCTCCTCAGCCTGGTACTCCTGAGTATGATGCTACTATGGCTGCTCAGGGTACTGTAGCTACTGGTAAGGTTCCTGATAAGTTTAAGAACCCAGACGGTTCTGTAAACATGGATGCCCTTATTAAGTCTTATACATCACTTGAACAAAAGCTTCATCAACCTACAGAGGTCGAAGAGACAGAGCCTACAATTGAAGATGCTGGTCCTGACGCTGTAGTTGATGAGCTTAGAGTTCCAGATGTAGAGAAGGAAGCAGAAGAAACAGTCGAAACCGCAGCAAAGGTCGGGCTTACACGCGAAGACCTTGGTCACATGACTAATGAGATCATGCGGTCTGGTACTATTTCAGATGAACAGCGAGCATCTCTCAA